GGCGGCCGCGCGCGCCTGCGCGGAGATCGAAAAAACGCCGGTGCCGCTGCGCCATCTCTGGAGCGCAGATACCTGCCCGGCAAACTTGCTGCCGTGGCTGGCCTGGGCGTTCTCGGTCGACCGCTGGGATGAGAACTGGCCGGAGGCCACCAAGCGTGACGTGATCCGCGCGGCGTGGTTTATCCATGCCCACAAGGGAACGATAGGCGCCGTGCGTCGCGTAGTGGAGCCGCTGGGTTATCTGATTAACGTCACCGAGTGGTGGCAAACCAACGATCCGCCCGGCACCTTCCGCCTTGATATCGGCGTGTTAGACACGGGCATCACCGAGGAAATGTATTACGAGATGGAGAGGCTTATTGCTGATGCAAAGCCTGCCAGCCGTCACCTTATCGGCCTGAATATCATCCAGGACATCCCGGGTTATCTCTATACCGGCGCCCTGAGCTATGACGGCGACATCATCACGGTTTACCCCGGATAAGCGAGAGCACAATGACAGTGAAATATAAAACGGTTATCACCAAAGCCGGTGCGGAAAAACTGGCTGCAGCAACCGTCCCGAACGGGAAGAAAGTGAACTTTATGGCGATGGCGGTCGGCGACGGTGGCGGTGCGTTGCCGGTGCCTGATGCCAGCCAGACAAAGCTGGTGAAGGAAGTCTGGCGCCACGCGCTGAATAAAATCAGCCAGGACAAGAAGAACAAAAACTACGTTGTGGCAGAGCTGCTGATCCCGCCTGAGGTTGGCGGTTTCTGGATGCGCGAGATGGGGCTGTATGACGATGCCGGAACGCTGATTGCCGTCGGGAACATGGCTGAAAGCTATAAACCCACGCTGGTGGAGGGCTCGGGGCGCGCGCAGACGTTGCGCATGGTCATCATGGTCAGCGATATCGCGTCCGTCGAGCTGACGATAGACACCTCAACGGTAATGGCGACGCAGGATTACGTTGACGGGAAGCTCGCGGAGCACGAGCAGTCGCGCCGCCATCCGGACGCGACCCTTGCTGCGAAGGGCTTTACACAGCTCAGCAGCGCCATTGACAGCGCCTCCGAAGTGCTCGCTGCAACGCCGAAAGCGGTGAAGGCAGCGTACGACCTGGCGAAAGGGAAATACGCGGCTCAGGACGCCACCACGGCGCAAAAGGGGATTGTCCAGCTTAGCAGCGCGACCGACAGTGTGTCTGAGGTGCTGGCGGCGACGCCGAAGGCGGTAAAAGTCGCTAACGACAGCGCCGCTGCGGCCAATAAAAATGCCAGTGAGCGAGTCAGCAAATTCGGCGACAGTATGACCGGAACGTTGAATCAGGACGCCATAACACAGTCAACCTATAACTTAACGGCACTTTCTAACGCGACGACAGGCAATAAAAATTATCTGCGTAAAATGCGCGGCGGAGCGACGGACACTATCTGGCATGAAACCGTTCAGGGGGGCGAATACCGTCTGGCGACAGGCAGTACCGATTCGCAGGAGGAGCTGGCGATTAGCACTAATACCGGCCTGAGAGTGAGAGGTAATTTAACCTCACAACTCGGTGGATTTTATTCAGGGAATACGAAAAAACTCTCTTTTTATTCATCTAATACCTCTGACAAGAATGCAGCCTTGCGACTCTGGGGTAATGTAGACCGGCCATCTGTAGTCGAACTGGGGGACGACACCGGCTACCATTTATACTCACAGCGAAATAAAGACGGCTCGCTGTTGTTTCAGACAAACGGTGCGGGGCAATTCAGCGGTTATTTACGTTCAAGTGGGGAAGTGCAATCTCTTTCAGCCAATAGCTATCGGATTGCATATGGGGACTACGGCTGCTTCTGGCGTAATGATGGTTATAATCTTTATCTGATGCTGACCAATAAGGGCGATGCCTACGGAAATTACAATGCGCTGCGTCCTTTACGTGTGAGTCTTGAAACCGGGGCGTTGCAATCCGAAACACCTTTTACTGTAGGCAATACCATCTACGCCTCGAAGGAAATTACAGCGGGTTATAGCAATTCATTTGCATGGGCCGAGCAGTACAAAACAAAGGCACCATTTTATAATACCTATTCAACAACTGGAGCGAGTGAATACCACCCGGCGTTCAAACAGCAGGCAAGTATTACCGGGATCAANTCATGGGCTTTTTCCATGGGGTCTCTTGTTGCCGATACCGCTCTTTCATGGCATCTGCACATGAAAGGCAGCGGCGGTCAGGATGTTAACTATAAATGGGATACCAGCGGTAATTTTTCTGCGCCAGGACAAATTATACCGGGCAGTTTTGCTAATTTTGATGGGCGTTTTTATACCAAAACGCTGGCTGATACGCGCTTCCTGCTACGCGACAGTGCCTCTTATGCTGGCTTTGCGAACGGTGATGCGTCAAGGCCGTATATGAGGCATGAAGCCAGTAACGCTGTTGTTACATTGTTAAAGGTGGGAGATTCGTATACCAAAGCTGAAAGTGATGGGCGTTATTACACAAAAGCACAATCTGATGCAGGTTATATGCCTAAAACTAGCGCATATACCAAGGCTGAAAGCGAAGCTCGCTATCAAGGCAAAGGCAGCTATATAACAGGCATTCGTTTTGGTGCATCCGCTGAATATCAAGAGCGTGGGAACACTGAGCGCCTGACCGGTGGGGTGATGACATCTTTTGCTGACCGGGGAAGTTCTAATTACTGGATTCGTCTTCGTCCGTTGCAATATCAGATCAATGGCGGCTCATGGGTTACTGCGGCCTACGCATAAGGATAACTAATTCGATGTTAATGAAAAATTTCACTGCCTCAACAAAAAAAATGGATGGCTTTACAGTCATGGTATTCACTGATGAGGATGGAAATGACTGGTATGCATCACAGACCAAATTTTCGGCCTCCTCTTTAAAATTTATGTTTGATGGAAAAGGCAATATTGTTGCCGCTTCATGGGATGCCTCCATGCTGGCACCTGAAAATCTGTCCGTTTCGGAAATTGGAAAAAATAGTGTGCCGGAGAATTTTTTCGAGCCGGAAATGCGCTGGGTATTTGATGGTGAAAAAATCATCCCGTTTGTTTATTCGCATGAAGAACTGCTTCAACTAGCAAAAGACGAGCTCGAACGCTTACTTAGCGAGGCAAGAGAAAAAATAGTTGTACCTCAGACCAGGTTAATGGCAGGCAGAACGCTGACGGAGGGACAGTTAAACCTGTTAAACGCCTGGCTTGATTATATTGATGCTCTGGAGGCCTGTGATATCACCGTAATACCCGTTAGTTTCCCGGATCCCCCGCAGTAATTTAATTTGAAAAGACGAAATAACTCCAGCCCTCTGTTAAGAGGGCTTTTTGTTTGTTGTGTGAATGACAGATGGAACATGATGAAGTGCATGGAATGAGAGGGTGGCAGAAAATAGTTTTACACCTTAACCACGGAGTTAAACAGATGGGCGACTATCACCACGGCGTGGAAGTCATCGAAATCAACGATGGCACGCGCACCATTTCCACCGTCTCGACGGCAATCATCGGTATGGTCTGTACGGCCAGCGATGCTGACGAACAGACATTCCCGCTTAACGAGCCGGTGCTCATTACCAATGTGCAATCCGCCATTGCGAAAGCCGGTAAACAGGGGACGCTGTCCGCTTCCCTTCAGGCTATCGCCGACCAGTGCAAGCCGGTCGTTGTGGTTGTCCGCGTGGCCGAAGGTATCGACGATCCGGAGGATCCTGAAGCGGCACAGAAAGAGACTATCTCTAACATCATCGGTACCACCGACGAAAACGGTAAATACACGGGCCTGAAGGCGCTTCTGACCGCAAAAACCGTCACCGGCGTTAAGCCGCGTATTCTCGGCGTTCCGGGGCTGGATTCGCTGGAAGTGGCCACCGCGCTGGCCGCGACGTGCCAGAGCCTGCGTGCGTTTGGCTATGTTAGCGCATGGGGCTGTAAAACCATTCCTGAGGCGATCGCCTACCGCAAAAACTTTAGCCAGCGTGAGCTGATGGTCATCCATCCGGACTTCCTGGCGTGGGATACCGCGACGAACGCCACTAAAATGGCCTGGGCAACCGCGCGCGCGCTTGGCCTGCGCGCCAAAATCGACCAGACCACCGGCTGGCATAAAACCCTGTCAAACGTGGGCGTCAACGGCGTCACCGGCGTGAGCGCTTCCGTATCCTGGGATCTGCAGGAACAGGCCACCGATGCCAACCTGCTTAACCAGGCTGGCGTGACGACGCTGATTCGCAATGACGGTTTCAAATTCTGGGGCAACCGCACCTGCTCTGACGACCCGTTATTCCTGTTTGAAAACTACACCCGTACCGCGCAGGTACTGGCCGACACCATGGCGGAAGCGCACGCATGGGCAATGGATAAGCCCATTACTCCAACGCTGATTCGCGACATCATTTCCGGCATTAACGCCAAATTCCGCGAGCTGAAAACCAACGGCTACATCGTTGACGGCTCCTGCTGGTATGACCCGGAATCCAATGACGTGTCGACCCTGAAAGCGGGGAAACTGTATATCGATTACGACTACACCCCTGTTCCGCCGCTGGAGAATCTGACCCTGCGCCAGCGCATCACCGATACCTATCTGGCCGATCTGTCAGATTCGGTTAACAGCTAAGGAGCTGAAGTATGGCGTTACCACGCAAACTTAAATATCTGAATATGTTCAACGATGGCCTGAGCTACATGGGCGTGGTTGAGTCCGTCACCTTACCGAAGCTGACCCGCAAGCTGGAGAAGTATCGCGGCGGCGGTATGCCGGGCTCGGTCTCCGTCGACCTCGGCCTGGACGATGATGCCCTGGCGCTGGAGTGGACCATCGGCGGTCTCCCTGACGTCGCGCTGTGGGCGCAGTATGCCTCTCCGGGCGCGGACAGCGTGCCGCTGCGTTTTACAGGCTCTTTCCAGCGTGACGACACCGGTGAAATCTCAGCGGTCGAGATTGTGATGCGCGGCCGTCACAAAGAGTTTGACGGTGGTGAGAACAAGCAGGGTGAAAGCGGCACCACCAAGATGTCGACCGAGTGTGCTTATTACCAGCTCACCATTGATGGCAAAGAGGTCATCGAGATTGACATCATCAACATGGTGCTGAAAGTCGACGGCGTCGATCGTCTGGCGGAACATCGTAAGGCCATCGGCCTGTAACTTCTTAACCGGCCAGAATTGCTGGCCGGTTACTCCCCTTTTTTTGAGAGTAACGAGATGGAAAATATCAACGAAAGCGAAAATCCTCACACCGTCATGCTTGATAGCCCCGTTCAGCGCGGTGAACAAAAAATCGAAAAAGTGACCGTCGTCAAACCCAATGCCGGCACCCTGCGTGGCGTCTCGCTGGCGTCGCTGGCGCAATCCGATGTGGATGCCCTGATTAAGGTACTGCCACGGATGACCTCTCCCGCATTAACCGAGCATGAGATTGCGCGTCTGGATGCCTCCGACCTGCTCTCTTTTGCCGGGAAGGTGGTCGGTTTTTTGTCACCGACTTCGGCTCGCTGAAATTTCCTGAAAACCTGTCGGTCGACGACCTGATGGCGGATATCGCGGTGATCTTTCACTGGCCGCTGTCAGAACTGTACTCCCTGAGCGTGACCGAACTCCTTATATGGCGCGAAAAGGCGCTGCAGCGAAGCGGAAACCACCATGAGCAATAATGTCAGACTTCAAGAGCTGCTGAGTGCCGTTGACCGGGCCACCCGGCCGCTCAAGGCTATCCAACATGCCGGCCTCTCTCTCGAGGGCGAGATCCGTGATTCGCAGGCGGCGCTGCGCGCGCTTGATGAGCAGGCGGGGCGTATTGACGGCTTCAGGAAAGCAAACGCCCGGCTCGCCATGACGGAACAGTCGCTTGACCAGGCCAGACAGCAGGCCGCGGCGCTGGCGGTGCAATTTAAGAACACGCAAAACCCCACCCAGGCGCAGGCAGATGCGCTGTCCGCTGCCCGAAAATCAGCAGCCGACCTTAAGCTCGAGTACAACAACCTGCGCTACGCGGTACAACGCCAGCGCACTGAACTCGCTCAGGCGGGAATAAATACGCGCACGCTCTCGTCGGACGAGCGTCGTTTACGCACCCACATCAGCGAAAAAACGCAGCAGCTTAACCGACAGCGTGATGCGCTGGCCCGCGTCAATCAGCAGCAGGAGCGGCTGAATACCGTTCAGACTCGCTACGAGTCAGGCAAACGCGTGGCCTCGCGGGTGCATCAGTTGGCTAATGCGGGCGTGGGTATGGCAAAGGCAGGTTTTGACCAGACGTCCCGGTTTATGGCCCCTGGCATCAGTTTTGAGAAGCAGATGTCATCCATTCAGGCGAACCTTGGTCTGGCGAAGGGCGACGCTCGGCTTGAGGCCATCCGACAGCAGGCGCGGGAGGTCAGCGCCAGCACCGGCGTCCCTGTCGATACGATCGCGCTGGCGCAGCGCGAGCTGGCCCAATCCGGTTTTGACGCCGATGGGCTGCTTGCGGCCACCGCGCCAGCGGTCAACCTTAGCCTGGCGGGG